CACACTTTTCTGTCTATGTATCGACGGCGGCGTCGTCTGGTCATGGCTTGATTGGCAATGATGACGTATCTTCAAATAATACAGGGGAAAGCGGAATTTACAGAAATGTCTCGGTTTTTACAGGGCGATCTAGAAATTCTTTTTCGTTTACTTCCTCTGTTGCTGCATCTTCGACAGGCTTAGTAGCATTTAGCCGCTCTGTTGGTGGATCAATTAACTTCAGAGGTGGAGGGTCTACGTCTTCAATTACATACGCTTCTGTGGGCTCGGCATCGTCTTCACTAAATACTGCTGTGTTTTCTCGTGATTTAACCAACGCAGCCAGCAGATCTAATCCGCGCCTAGCCTTCTACTCCATCGGCGAATCCCTAGACCTCGCCCTACTCGATACCAGGGTCACAGCTCTGATCAATGCGCTTGCGGTGGCAATACCATGACCCGCACACTAACCCAGAGGATGGTCCCATGAGCTGGCGAATCGCGGTACAAACGCTGCCAGGACCATCGCTGGATCTGCTGTTTACCAATCGCAGCCTGGTTGATAACATCAGCGGGCAGAATCTGATTACGTTCACCCGCGCCAGCTCGGCTACTTATGTTGACAGTAACAGGCTCATAAGGACTGCAGCAGTAAACGAGCCCCGGTTTGATCACAACCCTGCGACCGGGGAAAGCCTGGGGCTGCTGATTGAGGAGGAGAGGACGAATTTGCGGACCTACTCGGCAGCTCCCAATGCTTCCAATGCTTATCGAATTTATGGCACACCGACCTATAACTCTGGAGTTGCACCAGATGGCACTGCTACTGCAACACTAATTGCGGGCAATGGAGCAACTTTGCAGGGCTTTGACAATTATAGCAATGATTACGGAAACAGCCAGGATGCAATACAAACTTACAGTGTTCATGTAAAAAATGTTAACGCAACAAGTATTCGCATAAACCTTATTGGATCCCGTACTTATACATTTACATTCGCTACTGAATCTGGCGTTGCCGCAGGAGGGACGTCGGGCGGATTCCAGAAACTTTCAGGCGGATGGTACAGGATATGGATGACGGTAACTAAAACTAATGGTTTTTGGTTTCAATCGCTTGACATTGATGCGGGGATTGCCACTAATGCCAGCATGTTCTTTTGGGGGGTTCAATTAGAAAACGCGGCCTTCCCCACCAGCTACATCCCCACTACAACGGCTGCCGTCACTCGCGCTGCTGATGTGGCGAGTATTACGGGGGCTAATTTTAGTAGTTGGTATAATAACACAGAGAGCACGTTATTTTGCGATTTCAGCCTTAATGCAGATCGCAATGCAACTCGATGGGCTGCTCAGATTGGGCCTACTGCCTTGACCGGTCCCAACAGCAATGTCATTGGCAAAGTTGAGACTAATCTTGTCTACGCTGAAACACGAAACAACTTTGTTACTCAATACTCCGCTTCAAGAACTTTTCCTTCGTCAAGAATGGCAAAAATTGCTTATGCCATAAAAAATCTCGACCATCAGGCCGCATTTGACGGTGTACTTTCAGCAGCCGGAACAGGAACTCTTGGAACTCCCTCTAACACTGTCTTATTTTTAGGCAGAAACGCCGCTAGTACGGAGATGCTTTGCGGCACCATCTCCCGCCTAACCTACTGGCCCGCTCGCCTGCCAAACCCCATACTGCAGACGCTGACGCAGTGATTTAAGCCAAAACTAAGCCAGCATGTTTTCGCTACCACCTCCACCCCAGCCACCGCCTGCGATTTCGCAAATGCAGTCCTCCCCTTGGTGGGAGCACAGCGTCAACCCCAAGACTGACTAGCATTAGCCCATGACCGATCAATCCCGAGGCGGAATCTACATCGTCAACCCAGCAACGGGTGAGACGGAACCGATTGCGTCTGAAGATTTGGCGGCCCGCGAAGCTTGCGCTTCCGAGCCTGTACCTGTTAAAGCCACAACTCGCAAACCCCCCGAGGATCTGACCAATGGCCCTGAGAACTAAGCAGCGGCTGCTGTTGGTTAAAACTGAAGGCTCCAGCTATGGAGCTGATTCGTCTCCGACTGGTTCCAACGCACTGTTCATCAATGATGATCTGCAGCTTTCGCCGTTGTCTGGGGCCACTACTCAGCGCCGCATTATCCGCCCCTATCGCGGTGCGTATGAGACTTCAATTGTCAACACTCAAGTTGGCATTACCTTTTCGGTCGAACTGGCAGGTTCCGGAACTGCAGGCACTGCCTCCGCCGTCGCTGATCTCTTGCGCTGTTGCGCAATGGCTCAGACCGTAACAGCATCGGCTGTGACCGGCACTGCAGCCGCTGGCGCCGCTAATACCATCACCCTTGCCGCCGGCACTAGCACGGTAAATGATTTTTACTGCGGGCAGATCATTTCAATTTCAAGCGGCACTGGTAGCGGCCACATTGGAGTTGTCACCGCATACAACGGAACCAGCAAAGTAGCCACTGTTGCTCCAATTAGCACCACGTTTGTACCTGGAGCCTCAAGCGCCTACACGATTGCTGCAAACGTCTCGTATCGGCCAATCAGCACTACAAGCGGCGTTGCAGACACCAGTGCTACGATCACCTACAACATTGATGGTGTTCAGCACAAACTACTTGGCTGCCGGGGCACTTTTACCCTCAACATGGCGCTAGGTGAATTTGGCACGTTGAATTTTACGATTACCGGTATCTACGCCTCACCAACCGATACCGCGCAATCCACCTATACGGTGGCTTACGCAAATCAATCTGTGCCCCTTGTTTATCGTGCCGACAACGTGCGTGCCACGCGATTCTTTGGTGTTGCTGGTTGCTTTCAAAGCATCACGCTAGACGCTGGCAACACGGTCATTTATCGAGAGTTGATTGGCTGTACAAAGGAAGTGATGATCCCCGATGGTCAGACTTCCGGCACTGTGATGATGGAAGCAACGTCCATCGCAACGTTTGACCCGTTCACCGCTGCATTGTCCGATGGCACCTCTGGCGCCTTGAGCAGCGTTATCTACGGCTCTGCAGGCGGTCGCGTCTCATTGGTCGTGCCTCGTTGTGACCTTGGACAGCCGAGTTACAGCACGATGGACGGCTACGAAATGCTTAACCTGCCCTACACGGCGATCCCTAGCGCATCCGGCAACGACGACTTCTACCTTGTTTATAGCTGATGCCTGATTCAATTCGTGAAACAATCTTAAAAAGGGTTGTTTCACGATTGGAAGCGACCAATGGCATTAGCGGCAGGGCTTATCGCAGCCGCGCTGAAATGGTTGCTCGCGGTGAAATGCCTGCAATTATTGTCAAGCCGCTTACCGAAGTCGCTTCACAGCAAACTTCAGCGTGCAAAATTGATAAAGTTTTAACGATTGCTGTATTGGTAATTGTGCACGCAGATATACCAGATCAAGAAGCAGATCCAATCATTACCGATGCACACAAGCGGTTAATGCCAACCGCTAATGGTTTTGTCGATTTGACATTAGGTGACTTGCCAGGTGTTCAAGATGTAGCCGAAGCAGATGCTAATTTTGCTATTGAAGGCAATGATGGCGTAATTGGCTTGACTTATGAGATCAGATTTCGCCATGCTCAAGGTGATCCAGCATCACTATAATTAGCGGGCACCACCTCACTACTCAAAATGGCATTTGTCCGTAAGACCTCCGGCACATACTGGTGGTCAGGCGTAATCCGTGAACCCGATGAAGATGGCGCACTGGTTGAGTCCGAGATTCGCCTGAAGTTCAAGCGCGTTGGCTTCAAGGAAACGCAAAAATTTGCTGGTGATGCTGAACTGCTTAAAGGTGTTGTTGTTGACTGGAGCGGTATCCAAGACGAAACTGGGAAGGATCTTCCTTTCAGCAAAAAGGATCTAGCTGAAATGCTCAATGATCAGTTTTACGCCATTAGCTTTGCGCAGATTTACTTTGATGCGCTGCAGAAGGCAAGAACGGGAAACTAACCGATTTCGTTGAGCTTTGGTATTCAAGCCCCAGCAGCAAAGGCGGCGGGCTCAGCGAAGATCAAAAAGTGCTCGGCGTCAGTAAGGTAATGTCCCCTAGCCTTGCTGACACCGAATCCCTGGGTCCATTGGAAATCTGGGATGACTGCTGGGAATCAGTAATGATGTTCCTGCAAATGGGCACCGACTGGGTTTACGCCGGAATGGGGTCATGCACTGGCATGAATAAGCAAACATTGCAGTGGTACATGGATGTATTTGCTGTAGATAATAAACGCGAAATGCTTGAGGATCTTCAGGTGATGGAGCGCCATGCCTTGAAGTTAATCAATAAGGCTTGATTAGACTAGCCTTATGGCTCCATCCAAGCGGACAGTCCAGTTTGAGTTTCAGGTTGAAGCTGACGACAGGCAGCTTGGCCGTTTTAGTGTTGCGCTACAAAAGATAAATCAAGCGACGGCAGTTAGTGAAAGTGTCCTTAGCGGACTGCGCGTAGAACTTGTCGCGCTTTCAAAAACTACGGTTCAAACCGAAAACAACCTTCAGGCTCAAATTGCTGCGTTGCGTGATGCAAGCAGGAATGCGGATTTAACAGCAAGCGAATACGAAAAGCTCCGGCGCGAAGCCCATGCTCTGCAACAAGAGTACAATCTTCTAACAACCAATATAGTTGGTTTAGATAAAACATATAAGGTTGCAACGCAAAGCGCAAGGGAATTTTCACAAGCGCAAAAAGATGCCGCCGCTTCAGCCGCAACCGCTGCGCAACGCTCGACCAATCTATATCTAAACAATAGCGGCACCATATCCGACGGTAAAAAACAAGACGCAGCCAATCGAGCACAGTTCCTAGCAGGAGGCTACGCAGGCGAGAACATAGGCCCCGTAGACCCCAGGAGTGCGCAGGGTCTGCAGCAGAGGATTGCTCAGCTACAGCAGGAAGCAAGCCTTCTTGCAGCAGGCACTCCTGAATACGTCAAGCGTAGACGCGAAATCAATGAACTGCAAAGACAGTACCAACAACTGGACAGCAGCATTGTTGGCTTAGGCAATTCTTACAGCACTGCAGCCACTAAAGCAAGAGAGTTTACTGCTGAGCAGCTTACTGCTGCGCAACGCTCAACGAACCTTTACCTTAATAACTTAGCGCAGCGCTCAACTGATGCAGCTAATCGCGCAGAGTTTTTAGCTGGAAGCTATGCAGGCGAAAACTCGTTTCCGCTAAATCCAAATAGCGAAGGGGGGATGCAGCAACGCATTCGGCAGTTGCAGAGCCAAGCCTCAGCGGTGGCAATGAATGAAGATGAATACAGAAAGCTACGACTTGAACTCATTGCATTAGAAGGTCAATACAAGAAACTTTCGCTTGTTGAAACCGATGCAGAAACCGCTGCGCGTAGGAGGGCTGAACGCAGTGACAAGCTGAAATATGTAGGCCGCACCGTCCGCAACGTCGCTGCTGCTGGCTACTTTGGCGGCCCCGAGGGCCTTGCTGGCGCAGCGATAGGCGGCATCATGGGCGGCCCTGCTGGCGCTGAGATTGGTGCGGGCATTGGCCTTGCGGCTCAACAGGTGCGGATGCAGGCAGCGGCTATTACTGATTTAGTTGCCAAATTAAATCTTGCCAAAACATCTCTTGCGCAGGTTTCCACTGGGCAAGCAGATTACAATCAAAAACTGCAGTTTGCCAGACAGGTTTCAACTGATTACACTGTTGGGCTGCAAACCACAATTGAAGGATACGCAAAGATAACCGCTGCTGCTGCTGCAAATGGCTTGACGCTAAAAGAAACTGAAACAATCTACAAAGGCTTGCTTGCATCTGGCGTTGCGTTTGGAGCATCGCAAGATGACCTGCAATCAATTATTACGGCAACAACGCAAATCTTGTCAAAGGGTAAATTGTCTGCAGAAGAACTTTCAGGCCAATTAGGCGAGCGCATCCCAGGCGCTGTTGCAAAGTTTGCACAAGCAACCGGCAGACCACTAGCACAACTCGCAAAGGATCTGCAGGACGGCAAGGTAAAGATTGCTGATTTTGTTACATTTGCAAGGGGTCAGCTTGATGATTACGACGCCGCCGCAAAGCTGATTGGTTCATCTCCGGAAAAAGCGGGGGAGAGATTAAACCTTGCGTTGACGCGAATGGCGGAAACGTATGGCAGTTTTTTCCAGTCGGTTGGGGCTGGATTCCAGGATCTTTTGACTGGTATTATTAACTGGGCAAACGACAGCGCAAGCGCACTTGTTCGTGTTATTTCATCAATTCAGCTGTTTGTCAATGACCTTAAGTTTGAAGTTGGCGTAGTTAGTAAGTTTCTTGATATTGATTCAGGAAAACCAACGAACAATAGCAATAATGTCGTTACTCCATACGGATCATTCTCAGCCCAAAAACCCACAGCGATTCAGCAGCCTACCGCAAACGGAAACGGGCCGATGCCGTATGGTTCATTTTCCGGCCCTGCGAAGCCAGCGAAAACTGACCGAGAACTAGAGCGTGAAAAATGGTTAGCAGAGAATGATGCTAGGCTGCTGGGCGGCAAAACACCAACCCGTTTCGGCGGAAATAAAGCAGCACCTAGCCTAGGCGGCGACCTAACGGCAACCGACGACAAGGCGGCCAGCAAAGCTGCCAAAGCTGCTGACGCAGCAGCTCGCAAAGCACAAACCGATGCTGATAACGCAACTCGTTTACAGGAAAAACTTGACTCCGAGCAGCGTCGTCGCGATGAACTGCTGGCGAACAATGCGATTCGACTTGCCGATCAGGTGTTTCAACACAGGATGGATCTCCTGCGTCAAGAGTACGACCTGAATCAACAGTTGATTGACGCAACCCGTGCAGCGCAGGAAGCTGGCATGACAGGGGTTGCCCGCAATATGCAGGGCACGGTAAATCAAATACTTGGCATTTATGATCGCCTAAAGCAAGGCAGATTTAATGATGCGCTTGACTTGAAATTGGCCGATCAGCAGATTACTACAGAGCGTAGAAGCGCTGAGAATACTGCGAGGTATCAGGATGTTCCGCAGTCGGCAGTTGGGACGCCGACTGCGATGGGTGGTGGCGGCGGCAAGTCTTGGACAGTATCCCAAAAAGAGTTTGCCAATCAAATGGCAAAGCATGGCTTTAGGTGGAATGTTGGCATGGGAGGGCACGCGACCAAGGACCACGACAACCAGGCAATGGATCTTGGTTACTGGGGGAGCGGTAATTATGTTGAAATGACCAAAAAATGGGAAGCCGCAATTCGCGCCACTGGGAGTCAGTTTGCTGCCGGTCTTATTGGCCCTACCAGTGATTGGTATGGGCATGGAGAAGGACGCAAGAAGGGCAATACGCACCTTCACGGCCCGAGCCCTAACAACCGTGTCTCCATGAATCAAGCTCTAGCAGACCTGATTCAGGACGGACTTCGCGGCAGCGGACGCTCTCCAATGCCAGCTCGCACCCAACCCGGCGTAGCCCAAGGCATCAACCGCAACATCGTCGATACCGGTAGCACGGAAGTGGCCACTGCAGATAAAAAAGCGCTAATTGAAAAACAAAAGCTGAAATCTGAACTGCTATTTAAGATCGCAGAAACGCAAGCCCAAACCCAAATCCAAGGCACCACCACTGCATACCGCGATCAAACTCAAGCGCTGCAAGATCAATTGCAGGAGTTCCGTGATCGCAATCGTCTGCAGCTTGAAGGTGTCAAGCCAGAAGATATTGAGCAGCAGATGCAACTCAATAAAATTACCCGTGATTACACAAGGGAAAGTGAAACGCTTAATAATGCGCTCACAAAGCTGGGCGATCGGACGGATGCTAACGCCAGCCTCTATGACGTATTAACCAACGGAGTCAAGGATCTCACCGCAGCCTACGAAGATAACCGCTTAGCCCAAGAAGCCTTAAATCAAGCCGAAAACGACAAACGCAACATCTTTAAATTTGATGAAAGCGTTAAGGCTGGCATTGACGGTTACACCACTTCCATTGGAACCCTCAATGAAGCCGTTACCGGCTTAACGCAAAAGGGCTTTGGCGGTATGAGCAGCGCACTAAAGGATCTTGCGACCACCGGCACGACTGATTTCAGATCATTTGCGGTTGGCATGTTAACAGATATGGCTGAAGTTATTATTCAACAGCTAGTCGTGGCACAACTTGCCGATACGATTGGTAGGCTTATCAACCGAGGTACTAAAAAGAGCAGCGGCGGAGGCATCCTTGGATTTATGATGGATGAAATCGTGCCAAGCATATTTAGCGGTCTTGGCCCAATCAAGTTCGCAAAAGGCGGCATAATGACCGATCACGGCCCGCTTGCACTTAAGACCTACGCACGCGGAGGTATCGCCAACACTCCGCAGCTTGCAATGTTTGGCGAAGGTTCAATGCCTGAGGCTTACGTCCCGCTACCTGACGGCAAGCGCATTCCGGTAGCGATGCAAGGCGCAGAAACCGCAACCAGCAACCAGATCACGATTAACGTTGACGCATCCGGCACCAAGGCCCAGGGTGACTCTGGCATTAGTGGAGCCCTTGCGCGTGACCTGGCTCGGGTAGTTGACGACCGCCTCATACATCACCGCCGCCCCGGTGGCATTCTTACTTCCTAATCATGGCAACGTTTACCTGGATTCCATCATTTGGGTCGCCAGAAACAAGTCAACCGCGAGTGTCAAAGACTTCCTTGGGTGATGGTTACGAGCAACGCATTAGGTTTGGCTTAAACACTGATCCTAAAACATGGAATCTTCAGTTTGATAATCGTATTGATAGCGAAAGAGAGCAGATTCGTGCATTCCTTGAAGCTCGTCGTGCTACAGAAGCATTTGATTGGACTACGCCATGGAACCAAACTGGCCGCAAATGGGTATGCGAAGAATGGACTATAGATCCAAGCAACTGTAATAACAATCAAATACAAGCCAAGTTCCGACAAGTGTTTGAATACTAATGGCCGTTCCATTTTCCGAAGCTCAGCTACCCGCACCATCGGCGTTGATCGAGCTGTTTGAGCTGCAGCTTGTCACGGCCATTCATGGCAGCAACGCGATCTACCGCTTTCATGCCGGCATCGATGCCGCCGGGAGCGGCGACGTGGTTTGGGCCGGAAATGCCTACATGGCTCTGCCGATCGAGGCCGACGGCTTCAGCTACAGCGGAAACGGTCAGTTGCCGCGGCCATCGCTAAAGGTGGCCAACGTCATGGGCACCATCACCGCCCTGCTGCTGACCCTGCCA